GCATACATACCAGCTCTAGCATCATAAGATGTTGTTGCATCATAAAATTCTCTTAAAAAGAATTGTTGAGTTTGTCTACGCACTTGATTAGCTAGTGCTGAATCTCCTGATCTAATAATACTAATTATTTTATTAAATTGAGTAGGATTTTTTTTAAAATAATCTAAGTAGTTTGCAGGGTCCATGCTAGTAAATTCTTCATATTCTTTATTTACTCTTCCTAAAGCACTTTCTTTTCTTTTATTCATTGTTTTAACGTATTGATCAAATTTTCTAGGAGATTGCATTAGTTTTATAATGTTTCTATTTTCTCCTGTAAAAAAATTATCTATGTATTTGTTTGAAGCAAACCACTTATCTGCTCTCTTAGCAAGTTCGCTTGAAGGAATACTTAAATCACCTAAAACATTTTTTATGTAATCATCTATTATAGCTTGTTCAAATACTGCTTTTTTAGCTAAGTTAGGAGTTTGATTTAAGATACTTGCCATCTCAATAGCAAATCTTTCATTAGATAGCACGTGGTTTATAATATGACCGTCTGCTAATTTTACTTTGCCAGATTTAGATTGTATGAATAATTCATTAATAACATTATTATCGAAATCTTTTCTTAGATTTCTTAAATTATCGTAACTAGCAAATAATTCATTAGCATCATTTTTACTTAAATTTTTATTAACTCCTCTTCTTAGATCTCTTCTTAACGCCGATAGTAACTGTCTAAACTCTGCTTTCTTAGCATCTGGTACATTTTTTAATGCGGCAGAAAAACTATCTGAAGATAAAGCATCTACATACTGTATAAGCTGTTGAGTTTGTTCTAAGCTTAATGTTTTAGTTTTTCTACCCTCTTTAGTAAAATCTAAGAAATTTTTAAATATGCTATATTCAGCACTTTTAGGATCTAATTCTCTTAAGAAGCTTCTATTGTTATCTATTAAATTTAAAGTTTTTCTAAAACTACTTAAAGTAACTAAATTGTTAGTTATGTCTTCAGAGTAATTACCTAATATTCTAGATACGTTATTTTCAATTGCTTCTAATTCAGTGTTGAGTAATTTTTTTTGTTGATTAAATATATTTGTAACGAAGTTAGTATTTTCTAATAAATCTATACCTCCGTCAGAACTTTTATTTATTAAATCATATATTTTACTAAAACTTGAAAAATCTTGAGTATAATTATCTAATATTTTTTGAGTATTTTTTTCTAAACCTTCACTTACTCCTGTTTGTATATTCTCTCCTAACTCACTTACTACTTGAGTTTTAGGAGTGGGTTCTTCTCCTAAAATTTTAGTTGTATATTCTTCTAAACTATTTTGAGATAAAATTATTTTTTGTTTATAAGCTTGATTATATTTATCAGCTAATTCAGGTATTTTTTGTATGCTATTTTCCTTTGCAAGTAAGTCGTAACTACCAGTAGCCTCTCCTAAGGTTAATTGAACTTTAGCTGAAGTATTACCAGTTACTTCTTGTATGTCTTTATTAATCTCATCTAGTTTATTTATAGTTGTAGAACCTGATTCAATAGCTGCAGTGCTTTCTTCTATCTCAGCATCACTAAGTTTTTGTTTAGGAGATCCTAATTTATTCATAACAAACTTGTATGCTTTATCTGCTATCTTAGTTAATAACGCTGTACTTACTCCTACAAATGCAGCATCTGGTAGAGAGTTTATGAATTTATCTCTAAATTCTTCTGCAGTTACTTCTTTCCCTGCTAACTTTTGATTAGTTATATAAGCACCCATTTGAGCTACTGACTCTACAACTCCTGCAGCCAAACCGGCCCCTACTGGTCCGCCTTTAGCATACGCTGGTATTTCTAATAAAACACTTGCAATATCTTTAGTAAAGTATCCTAAATCACCTTCAGAAAATCCAGGTTGATTTACGACTGACCAATTACCATCTCCTACTTTATATAATAATAAATTATCATCTACATCTACGTTAAATCCAGCTTCTTTTAATTCTTGAATTCTGTTTATATCTCTAGGCGATTCTGCTTCTAACTCACTAGCATACGCCATTTGAATATCTTGACCAGGGTTAAACGTTTGAATAACATTTCCTACATATTCTTTAATTGTATCTGGACCCATGTTTGAAGAAGCGCCGTACATTAGATTATACATGAAGTTAGCATAACTGTCAGTTTCTTGACTGTTTAACCCTAACATTTTTAAAGACGTAGTTTTACTAGGTTCAAAATCTCCTAAAAATTGTAATTTAACGTTTTCTGGTACTATTGCATTAGTGAACTCTTCTGTCCCTGGTTGTAAAGGAAATTTAAATCTTACTTCTTTTTCTATTAAATATTGTTCTAATTCTTTATTGTAATCGTCAATGCCTTGCTTCATGACGTCAACATCGTAGCCTAAAACATCTGGTCGTTTTTCTTCTTTCGCTGTAGTATCTAATTCATTTATAAGTGTGTCTAGTTCAGATGTGCTTGAATTTTCTATTTTTTTTAATAATTCTTTGGACATTTTTATTCAATATCAACATCGTAATTAGGATAAAGTTGAATAATAATTGATGTATTAATATCTAAACCTGGATATTTTTCTACCCAAGCGTCATATATAGCATCGCCTGGTCCTGAATCTAATCTTAATATTTCTTGTCTCGCTTTCTCTCCTTCTGCTAAACTTAAAATTAAAGGTGTAGTTAAATCGTCAGGATCAGCTGGTAAATTTAAAGTGTCTAATAAGCTTTCAGCTTCTTTACTTTTTGATAAGAATATTTTATCGCTAGGTTCTCCGAATGCTTCAGCAACTTCTACTCCGTTTATAGCTATTAATTTAGTAACATTACTGTATTCTCCATCTTCTTTTCTAAAACCCCACTTATCCATTTGTTCATCTGTAATTCCTGATT